GTTGCACACTGGCGACTCGGTATTCGTCGCGCTTTTGTTTTTCGGTCCAGACTTTGATATAGGCATTGCCACAGTCTGGGTGCATGTTTTCCCACTCGGCCTCGGTCAGTCCGAGTTCGATTCTTGCGAAGGCGATTTCTTCGTGGTGCTTTTTTTTTCAGCCGTGGTCGACATCGCTTTGAATATCTCACCCACCGCCGCGAACAGACTCTCGTCCTCCTTGTCGGTCATGCTGGTGTACATGTCCTCGTGAGTTTTAAACTTCACGAAGTCGTCGTAGGGTAGCAATGCCCAGGCGATCTTGACCATGGCGGACGATAGTCGCTCGCCCTTGGTGTCTCGGTTCCAATCGAATCCAATGTCGGCCAAGCGCAGGCGCATGAGTCGCGCCGACGCATTGGTCCATTGGATGTCGAATGGCTCACCCGCTATGGTCATGGAGGCCATGATTAAACGGAGTAGGTTTTCGCGCCATCAACTTTGCAGGAGATCGAGAAATCAACTGTGCCTTCAAATGAAATCGATTCATTCATGGCACCGATCACTGCGTTGAATCCGATGGTCGCGGTGCTTGGCAAAGTGATGATGAATGCTTTGCTTAACCCGGTGTTGGCTCGGAGGTAGTCCTGACCCGTCGAGGCGTTGTCAAACTTACCTGTTAGTTCAAGCGTACCGTTGTCAATGAGTCCGGCCACGAATTCTTTTGCGGTGGAGTCGTTGGTTGTGATGTCGATGAATGGCACCTCAGCCCCGGAGAGCGTGATGTCATTGATGCCTGTGATAGCCACGGCGTTGACCGAGACTGTGGTGCCGAATGCTTTGCTTTTAGCCATGTGTTTGATGTCTGCTTCACAGCAGTCAATTTTTTATTGTTAGTTTAGTTGGTGAGTGAGTGACCTCGGTATTCCACAAGTTCGCCGTATAGCTTTGTGTCGGTTTCGTAGGTCGAGTTGGACGATGAGAATGATAGCGATGTGCTACTTGAGCCGGGGAGTGTGAAGCCCTCGATGTCAGTCTTGAGTGCCGCCGTGATTGCGATCACCGACACCTTGGTCTTCGCCCATATAGAAAATTGGATAAGCGGAAATGATAGTGACCTGTTGCCGTCGTTGGTATTCTCCGACAGGGTGCTGACCGTCTGCGCGACGATGTAGGGTGCCACGGCATCACCGTCGGCGATGTCCCAGAAGAACCGATTGCCGATGAGCGGCGAGAGTGTGGCACCTGCTACCACCGCATCATAGATGTCTGATTGGTAGCTCATGAGGATTTTGCTAGAATGCGGGTGAGGTAGAGGTCGAGCTGTGCCGCCATGGCACCAGCGACTTTTTCTTGCGTGGCATCGATCGCCGGGCGTATGTATGGTTGTGCAGGTGTTTTGCTTGTACCAAACTCAATTAGGTGAGAATAATTTGTTGGCACAGCTTCCATGCTATACTTTTTGCCAGTCTTCTTGTTTGTCCTTTTGACTAGTTTTCTATACCCTTTGAGCGGTCCGACTTTTGCTGTCTTGCTGCCAGTTTTACCCGTGATGATGAGCGTGATCGATTTGCCAAGTGCGCCTGAGTCTTTGCTTCTGGCCGCGAAACTCTTGGCAGATGTGCGAATGAGGATCGCACCGGCGCGAAGCACTGATAGCTCGGACCCTTTGCGTAGCTCTTTGGGTAGTGCGTCGATCTGCCGCAAGAGGTCGTTGAACTTCTTCTTCTCGATGGCGAGTGATTGGAGGGTAGCCATTAGGAAATGGATTGGTATGTCACGGTGTCGAGGAGGAGAGACGCTTGGCGGCCTTCCTCGGTGATGCCGGTGATGTTAAAAAATTTGCTTTGATATAGCAGTCGGTAGCCGGTGCTGGTGATCGTCCTGTAGCGGATGCGAAATTGCTGGACCTCTGTGGCGCGGTCGGCGTCGGCGATGTCTACCTCGTTTGGCTTGGCTTTCGCGGTGACCAGCTCGGCCCACACCGTGGCGTGGTCAGACCATGTCTCGACTCGCGATCCGGTAGCGTCCTTGGAAAAGACACGAACCTGGATGACGACGCGGCGGTCGAGCTTGCCCGGGTTCATACAAACCAACCTCCTATTTTCTGCTGCTCGATGAGTGCCTTGAGTGAGTAGGGTAGCTCGGCGGTGATGTTACCGATGACCACTGGCACACGGTTTTCGTATAGGTGAGCGGTGAGCAATTGGACCGCGTGACGTTGTCCTGGCGTGACGGCCGACATGACTGTCTGGCCAGCGGTAAATGTGATCTGGATCGCGTCGACCCGGTCCTCGACCGTTGGCAGGTCGATGACGAACTGCACCATTCCTGGCAGTGAGCCGGTGATGACGCGGTAGTCTGCCGATGAGATTGTCGTCAGTACATCGGAGCCGCTTGGGTAGTACTTGACGTGCGTCACCGAGGTGAGCGGCGACCTGTACAGGTTGACGGTGTCGAGAAACTCTGGTCCTGTCAGTCCGACCCATGAGTTAGCGCTGACCCGGTGGTGACTGTGCATGGCCACACGGCCAGTGACGCTGTCGACGTACTCACGGGCCACGCCGATGAGCGCCTCGATGTACGTTAAATCGTCCTCGGAATCCACCCGTAGATGCGCCGATGCCTGCTCGACCGAGATTGGCTCAGTGGTCGGCGGCGTGATCAGCGTATAGAACGGCCGCTGTGTGCGCGGCGGGGTATAGAACGGGTCAGACATTTAGCGAGGCGTTTTCTTTTTTGGGCTTTGCCGCAGCGGTTTCGCGCTGTGCTTTCGCCGGGGTAATGAATGCAACAGCGTCGCCGTCAGCCACCGCGATTGCGGCGGCGAGGTGGTCTATGTCATGCACTGAGCCTTGCTCACGGTGGATGCCCTGGACACATACGGTTTTGACAAATTGCACTAGCATATAGGAAAGTGAAAGGTGGACCGGTGTTACCCGATCCACCTAGTGGGTGCTAATTAAGCACCGAGTGCATCAAGCTGTGCCGAGAACGATTTCGGGCGGACAACTCCACCGTCATAGTACGTCGAGGCGACGAGTGAATAGATGCCGGTAATGGCGTTGGTCTTGTCGCGGACCATCTCAAGGGAAACACCACCCCAGTAACCGATGACATAGTCAGCGAAGTTGCCGAAGAAGATCGCCGAGGCGGCCGAGCTGCTACCTTTGGTAAGGGTCCGGCTGACGGCATTGGTGAACAATGGTGTGTAACCATTAAGCAATCCGCTGTCGCCCAGTATGAACCGGTCGCCATAGGTTGCATTGATGGCCGTGCTTTTGAGCTTGCCGCGAATCTGTCCGTTGGACACATAGTGCAGGTTGCCGAGCAATGCGTTGTTAGTGTCGACGAGTGTCTCCAGCGTAACTAGTCCTGTGACCGTTGGTGCGAGTCCGTTGGTGCCACCTGCATAGGTGTTGCCAGCAGCAACAACTGCTGCCGCGATGCCATTGGCCTCGTTGGTGCCGCCGCCGTGGAAGAATGCCGCTTCTTGCGTGGCACCCATCTGAGTGGATAGGTGACCGCGAAGGATTGTTTCGATGGCAACTGAAGATTGCAGAAGCAAACGCTCGCTGATGTCGATGTAGGCTGGCAAACGCTTAGGCGTAAGCTGAAGCATAGAGGTCGTCGGAGATACTTCGTCGGAGGTTCCGTTTTCTGCTTTTCCTGCGGCCGCTGTTCCAGCGATGAGGCGTGGCAAGTCGAGGCTGCCAGTGAGTCCTTCAAGCACCGTGGCACCTGCTAGACGCATCACGGACGAGTTGAAGAAGTCGTCGAGCAATCCACGCTTTTCAACTTGAATAGTATTGCCCCCTTCACCACCGGATGATCCGGTCGCTGTCATGTCGCGGTTTTCACGGCGGACCAGGAGACGTGGTAACAAGATGCCACCGGCGCTGATGCCTGCGGAACGAGCTTCGGTTTCGCCTTCGCGGATCATCTCTGCCTCGATGCCGTCGATGACTGTGGCGCCGCCCTTTGCGGAACGGTAGAGGTGGTTCAAGACCTTGTTAAAGTCGAACGTGTTGACGTCGCGTTGTTCACCGGCATTCAACACCGGAGTGCTGCGTGCTGCGCCTTCGCGTTGCATTTGGCGAACCTCTGCGTCGATCGATGCAGTGAGTCCGTCGATGTCACCTTCCATGGCGCGGATCTTTGTTTCCTCGTCAGCGGTTAGTGAGCGGTTTTGAGTCCCGACGAAGTCGAGGATTTCGCGTACTTGCTTCATCAGCGAGCCGCGCTTTTCTTGCAGTTCTTTTAGTTTCATGTGGTGGGCGTCTGCTTCACAGCAGTCGTATTTTTGTTTTGTTAGACGGCAGGCTTGCTGATGCCCCACCGTCGCTGCCAGTGACTTAGGGAGTGGTTTTCAAGAGGTGCCGGTGGTGGCGTTTCCTCGGGTTGAAAATCTTTGATGAGAGTGGTGATCGATCTAAAATCAACCTCGGTTTCCTCGTAGGCCGGGTATGTCACCGGCGATACATCGTAGAGGCGTGATACTTTGTTGATGGTGCGCTCGAAGACGGTGGCACCGTTTTCGTCGATGGATTGCACCCAGCTTTGTCCGTCCTTTGAGACGGTAAAACTGAACGAGCTTTGATCGATGTCACCGCGCCGAAGAGAAACAAGAAGGTCGCGGCCGACTTGCGTGTCCGGTGCCTCGAACATGTAGGTCAGACCCACGTCATCGATGCCGAGCGTGAGTGTCCCTTCACCGTTCTTTGAACGTGCGAGGATCATGTCCGCCTCGTGGTTGAAGAGTGCGCGGACATCATCTAGCAGCACATCGTCGAATGCACCTGGTGCGATCGTTTCGTAGAATTGCCTGTTCGCTTCACCGAGGTTGCCTGAGCGAGAATTGAATTTCGCTGCGTAGCCGAAGATGATGTTGCTCTGCTCGCTGTCACCGATGGCGCGTAGCTCGATGGGTGCCGTGAGTCGGCGTGACTCGCGGCCTCCGATGGTGATGGTTTGTAAAGATTTCATGGTGCCTCGGGTGCGGGTGCGGGTGCGGGTCCGGTGGCCGTCGCTTGTGCGGCTCCGCCGGTGTTGTTGAATGGCAGCGCGTAGTCGTTGCCGCCGTCTGTTGGTGCGATGCGGCGCTCATCGATGCGATCGCGGATGTCGTTGACCGAGTACACGCCGATGCCGCGCATCGTCTGGAAGTAGGCCGCCTTGGATGCGAGGTCGGCATTTGCCAATGCATCGCGGTCGAAGCGGAAATAGAATCCCGACTGCTGCTCTTGAGTGGTGAGCAATGTCATGGCCATCGATTGCTCCCATGCCACTAGGTGTGGATCCAAGCAGTTGTTGAGGAATCCAAGCGTCTGCTGCTCGATGCCCGTTCCCCAAGTGGTCGAGGCCGTTGAGTCCCCGACCATGAATGCCGGGATGCCATAGAACCGTGCGATCTCCTGCAACTCAAAGCGGCGCGATCCAAGAAACTCTGCGTCGACCATGCTCATGCCGTTGGTCTGCTTGAAATCAAAACCACCGTGCATGATCGGGACGCGACCAGCATTTTTTGCACCGGCGGTGTTCCTGTCCCACTCGGTCCGAGCGTCTTCCATCTGCTTGGATGAAAGCGCCTGTGGTGCGACTAGGTAGCCCGGGAAGTGGGTGCCTTCGCGCATGAGTTTGCCAGCGGCCTCGGTCTGTGCTAGGCAGGTGCCGATCGACTCGCGCAGCATGCGGATCGGTGAAACGCCCTCGATGCCGTCGCGGCTGATACCTCGCACATGTAGGATGTCGTGGCGGGTGAGGATCTCGCGAGTGCCTTTGACCTCGTAGGAAATATAGCACTCGCCATTTGGACGCGACACCTTGCGAGGTTTGACATCGTACGGGTTGATCCATTGGATCGCCCGTGGCGCACCAAACGGGTCACGGTAGACCCGAGCGTAGCCATTGCCGCCGAGGCCTTTGGATACTTCCATGAGTTGGCGCAGCTCAAATGTAGTGTGCAGCTCGGACGGGATGCCACCGATGCACCGAATGCCAGGGTGATCGGTGACTTCCAGCGGTCCGTCGGGTGTTTCGCGGTATAGATAAATCGGGAGCTTTGCGATCATGTCGGCCAGCAGTCGGACGCAGGCCGTAACAGCGGCGACGTTCAGCGCAGTGTTTTCAGTAACAACTGCACCGGACGCCGCCGGAGTGCTGATAAGGTGCAGGATGCCGTTTTGTAAGTCATTGCTAGAACGCGACTCACGTTGGTTTTTGCCACGAAATGACAAGCCAGTCACCGCGCTGATATTCGCGAATGATAGTACTCCCCTGCTCTTATTAAGTATGTTTCGCAACATTCTTGGACGCTATGCTGTATTAAAATTATAGACTTGTCAAGCTGATAGCATTATAATCACAGGTATGAAAAAATTATTGGCACTATATTTCCTAGTGGTCGGGTGTTCGACAACTCCGAGAAACCCCGAGAAATATGTAGAATGGGAAAACAACTCGTGCTTGCCCACTGCGATCACCATGCGTTATGGGTTGAGAAACTCGACGAAGTGGTCCGAGGTGTTGCTGTACCAATACACATCGTTGAAAACTGGCGAAATGAAAGGTCACGCCGTCTGTGCATACATTTACCCGGTCGGGTCCAATAAACTCTGGGTGTATGACTACGAAGGAAGCACCAGAATCAAAGCATACATCAATGACCCACTGAAAATCGCCCAGCTTGC